TCCAATGCGAAATCGTCATAGATAAATGATTTAGACCCCCATATCTTCTGCGGTTCTTCATCCGTTCTGGCAAAGAATAATCTTGATTCGTGAAAGGTAACGCAGGAAGGCCATCCGTTTACATCAGACCAAGCACCTTCTGCCCAAGTGGTTGTTGCTGCCGAAGTAGTTAGGGTCTTGATTACAGAAGCCGTAGCCGCTATCGTAGATGTTACACAGGTCATCTGAAAGTAACCCTGTTCTTCCAATCCCGTTGTGGCGTCAGTCCTTGTCAATCCCATCTTCCAATAAGAATTATAATGCCCTAAATTTGTTGCTGATACTGACGGGACAAAAGATATTGCGCTCGTGGTTGCCGATAGATAGACATTTATCGTTCCTGCTGTTGCCGAGGCGGACATTGTTATAACGGAAGTATTGTCATCAAGGAAGGGGCCGCCGATAAAAGCCAGGGTTGATATAGTCCAACTGTTTGCGGATATCCTGATTAACTGTTGCGGTGCGTAGTCAGGATGGGTAATCCAGATAATATCGTTTAATTGAGCGAACTGAACATCAAATATTTCGTCCTCATCGTAGGAATGGGCTAACTCATAAGGCGTAGTCCCTGCGCTTACAACTACTCCACCGTCAGTATAGAAACGGAAGTATTCCTCGCCCATTTCTATTACATAGGCATCTGACCTGCTGAACACGAAAGGTATCAGCCTTGTCCGCTTGGTAGAGTCTTTTACTTCTCTGACAAATCGTGTGCCAGGGGTTGAGATAACCGAACCGTAAGGCCTTACAAGGAAGTTTTCTACGATTGCGCAGGCGTTGGCGTATTGGGCGATATCAGTCCTTCCGAACAGAGAAGCGCCAAACTCACCGCCACTAAAGGAAGTTTGAATATAGTCGGTTTTTGCCATTATGAATTTAAACTCCCGTTTCCATACTTGGCAAGTTCCCAAGCATCATCTCTTATATACTGCTGTCTGCCTACCTGGGCGTTCTCGCTTCTTGCGTCGGGCAGGGTAACGGTTTTATATTTCTCATACATTTCTTTCGCTTTAGTTGCGGAGTTCAATACCATATAGGCAATGTCAGAAGCAAGTTTATCAGAGAACGCCTCTATGAACTGAGCAGGGTATTTATCGGGGTTGTCAAGATAATAGACATACAGAACCCCTAAGCCCGAAGTATCAGATATTATAAAATCCCCTTCTTCACGCCACATAGCGTTATCGTCATTAGTTCCGAATATCCTTATCATATCAACAGGCTTTTGATAGACATAAACTTCGCCGGTATAAGTCCAAGCCATAGTATCGGTAACCACGCTTAACAAAGCCCTCTTTGTAGCGAAGTTCCATTTACATTCCGACAGGATACTGCGCAGGGATGTTTCATAGACGCGGTTTACGATACGGGCATTGTTGGTATCGTCGTCTATTGAAGTAATCGGCGCTGCTCCCAGTAAAGTCAATGATTTATTTATAAGTTCGGTTTTTGATATTGCCATGATTTCTCCTTAATATCAGGAGGGCGATTGCTCGCCCCCCCGACATTCTTCCCTTAGGTGTATTTTACGATTGTTCTGATTGTTCCAGCCGTGATTGAAGTAGCCGGATCAAACATGATATAGATGTCTGAATCCGCTGACATCTCAGTTAAAGCCCCTGTCGGCCCTAACCGCGCTACACCTGCTGAAGCCAGGTTGATGTCTGTTGGATTTTTAACATTTTTATCACCTAACAAGAACCCTAAGTTACCGGTCGTCCCTGAATTATGCACCGCCGCAGTCCCGCAGTTGATTGTGCAGACTGTGGTCGATGTTAATGAAGGGAAATACACGATTATATCCGTCAGCTTCTTGCCCTTAGGGACTTTCCCTATTTTCAAGGCTGTCGTGGTTGGGATGACTGCCGCTACTGTGTAAGTGTCAATCCATACCTTCTCAACCGTCTTGATATAACCGTCGGCGATATACTGGTCGCCTGAACCTTCCGAGCCGGTATATTCATACTTTGTTACATTTGCTGATTTGATTACTGCCATTGGTTCTCCTTTTTTTCCGCCTGTAGCGGTATTACTTTATTAAGCAGTATCTCCTGATACTACCCTTGCTTCCTCTAACCTGACTCCACCGATGTTCAGCTCATAGTAAATCTGCCAAGAATATGAAAGGTCAGTCCTCTCATCAGTTCTTACCACAGGCGCATCGCCCATAGCTAAGCAGACTCCGTATTTCTGGAAAGCGATACAGGAATATGAGTTGGCGTCTAAGTTCCCGCCGGATATGTTGTCCACTCTGGTCGAGGTAATAAACTTGAAACCCATAAAACTGTCCACATCGCCTCTTACTAATGCTTTTACTGCGGCATAGTCGGCTGATGCAATCTGTTCAACCTGCAAAAGATTCGACAACGCAAGAGGGGTAATGACGATTATTCTGTCTTCTTCCTCTACATCAGCATCATCAAACGCTTTCTTGACACTTGCTAAGTTCGCTAATGTGATATATCCACAGGTAGCGATTGCTACGGTGTTGGAATGCGTTACGCTTGATGTTCCTGTTTCTCCGTAATACGCAGTCCCGACAGCTGCTGACAGGATTACATCGTCAATCTTCCTGCCTAAAGAACGAGCTGCCGCTATTGTATAGGCGCTTCTCGGGTCGGATATGGTTCTGATTTCGTCGCCCCTATCCAGAAGCCTTGCATCGTGATAATCCACAAGCGTTCCCATACGCCTGCTTAAATTGGGGTCATTATTAGGCGTTGTTACATTGCGTCCGCCCTTTACTGACATCGACCATTCCCCTATCCTATCTTGGAAAAAGGTCTTTCCCCGGACATTCGGTCTCATAAAAATATAATTTATGAGTTTGGAATATTTCTGCTGTGCTAATTGCATTATATTCCGGCCATATGCTTGCGCATAAATCTCATTCTGTGTATCTGCCATCGATTTTCAGCTAAGGTAAATAATAGCCTTCCTAAGAACCTAATCTTAGGACGAGCCATATTTCTTAACTCTCCCTTATTGTTGTGGTTAATATTGATTGCTTATGTCCGCTTGTCCTAAAAGGGGCGTCCTGTCGCAATTTACTCTTGTGTCAGGGCAATGGCTTGTCTGACCTTTTACTGCACCAAGTCCGGGGCTTCTGTCGCTTATCCTTTCTTAGCTTTGTTAATTAACGCATACAACGAATTTACATACGAAATAGCTTTTTCCCTCTCAGCCGGTGTTGCCTTGTCATTCAGATACGGGTGAGCAGGGTCTTGTAAAATCTTATTTATCTCGGCATTAGCGTCATCGGGTGATAATGTAAACCTCTTTAACTGGAACTCTCCGACCTTATTCTCGGCAAACTGATTACCTATCGCAGCAAGGAACTTGACTGCCCTGGGGTCTTTGGTAAATGTTGCAGTCAGGAAGTCTTCCGTTTCCTTATCGCCTGCGAACTTGTTGATTACAGTCTGGCCTAATTCCACATTGACATCATAGGCATCGCCCCATTCGGCGCGCAGAGTATTGACAACATTGTTCAGATGATCCTGATGCTCTTTCAGGAACTTACCATAGGCGTCCATTGACATCTTGGTATAATCCTGCCACAGTCCTTTAGCTTGGCTTGGCGTCAGTTTATGTTTATGGACTGTTTCGGCAAACTGCTTCTTGTCAAAGGACATATCCTTCATATTGCCTGGTAATTCTACATCTGTAAGCCCGTATCCCTCTGCCTTCTCGGGTATTCCCATTGCCTTGCTGAACCTTGCCCAGCCTTCAGTATCGTTGGCGTCTTTAGGGATAGGGACTTTCTCATGCCCTAATAGTTTTTCTAACGAAAGGTGGCTTTCAAATGCCTTGCTTAATCCTTCCGTGGTATCTTCGAACTTCTGTAATGTAGGAGCATTTGATATATCCGCCCCTAACTTAGATTTCCAAGTAAAAATCGGTGCTGCAGCCTGGGTTGTAGTCGTGGTATCTTGAGTTGTCGTAGTATCTTCCTGTTGGGTCTGGGTATTGTCCTGTGATTGGGTAGCCAGATTATCCTGATTCTCCATTTTATTCCTCCATTTTTTTAGCCATAGCAACTATTTGCTCGGCTGGTAATCGTAGCAGCGTTTTCAGCGTAGCCACTACTTCACGCTTGCCTGCATTTATAAGAATGCGGTCTTTGTTGATGGGGTCGAAGATTGACTCATACCAACCGCAGGAATGTTCCAAGAACTTCATTACCTCTTTTCCGGGTTCACCGTCAAAGATAATGTGCAGGTTAGACTGTAATCCCTTGACATCATCGATATTAGTTAATTCCATTACTTACCCCCTTGAACAGCCACCAATCGCACATCATAGCCGCATTGGTAGTTATCCCTTTTGAGATATTGCCGAATGCTGTTACCCCGAAAGCCGCTAACTTTTCCTTATTGGCAAACTCGGAGACTGCTTCAGATACTTCTTTCTTCCAGAAGTCGTGTCCCGCCAGCATTCCCATGTTAATGAGTTTAGGATACCACGCCTCTATGTCGGTCTTGACATCCTCGTATTCGTGTCCACCGTCAATATAGATATAATCCAAAGAACTATCCTGAACCACTTTGGCTGCTTCTACTGA